TGCGTCATAGCCTTAGAAAGAAATCAACAAGCAGAAGATGTTCAAGAATCCAATACGACACAGCTTCGAGTATTAAAGTCTAGATACACAGGGGATGTTGGGCTGGCTTGTCGGCTTCTTTACGACAGAGAGACAGGTCGTTTAAACGAGATTCCAACAGAAGATTACGCAGACGATGGCAAAGACATAGAGTTTGATGACTATGCTTAAGCTTGTATTTGACATTGAAACAGACGATTTGAAAGCCACAAAACTGTGGTGTATCGTAGCTCAAGACCTTGATTCTAACGAAATCTATCGGTTTGCTCCTCACCAAATAGAGTCGGGTCTTGAGTTATTGAAATCAGCAGACGTATTATTGGGGCATAACATTATAGGGTTTGACATTCCTGTTATTAAAAAACTAACAGGAGTTGATCTCTCAAACAAAAAAGTAATCGACACACTTGTATTATCTAGTTTGTTCAATCCAGTACGAGAGGGTGGACATAGCCTTGAGATGTGGGGATACAAACTTAACTACAATAAGATTGAGTTTGAAGATTACTCACAATACTCTGAAGAGATGATGGAATACTGCGTTAGAGATGTTCAACTTAATACTCAAGTTTATCATAGACTTATTCAACAAGAGTCGGCAGGATTCTCAAAAGAAAGCGCACGTTTAGAACAAGGTTGTAGTTTAATACTAAAAGAACAAGAACAGTACGGTTTCGAGTTTAATCAATCAAAAGCCGAGAGTTTATTAGCCAGTCTTTACAAAAGAATGAATGAAGTCGAGGAAGAAGTACACGAAACTTTCAAGCCTAGATTAATAAAAGAAAAACTTACACCTATTATTTTAAAGAGTGGTAAGTTAAGTCTTATGGCATACAATGAAGCAACAAAAAAGAGGACAAAACCTAGCGATGAAGAAAGAGAAAAACTATTCAGTGGCGCTTCTTCTGTTATTCGTACATACGAGATTCCTTTTAATTTAGGATCAAGAAAGCAGATAGGAGAATACTTAAAAGACTTTGGATGGAAGCCTAAGAAATTTACACCGACAGGTCAGCCCATTGTTGACGAGAAAGTTCTACATAAAATAACAGACATACCTGAAGCTCAACTCATTGCAGAGTATCTTCTTCTTCAAAAAAGAATTGCTCAAGTAGAATCTTGGATCAAGTTTGTTGAAGATGACGGAAGAGTACATGGGTTTGTGATACCTAATGGTACAATCACAGGTCGAATGACACATCGTAATCCCAACATGGCTCAAGTTCCTTCTGTCAAGAGTCCTTACGGAGAAGAATGTAGGTCTTGTTGGACAGTTAAAAAAGGAAATAAATTAGTAGGTATTGATGCTTCAGGGTTGGAGTTAAGGATGCTTGCTCACTATATGAAAGACGAGGAATTTACAAATGAAATTATCAACGGAGACATACACAGTCGTAATCAAAAAACTGCAGGACTTCAATCAAGAGATCAGGCAAAAACTTTCATCTATGCACTCTTATACGGAGCAGGAGATGCCAAGATTGGACAAGTGGTTGGAGGAAGCAAAGAAGATGGATCAAGACTTAAGGAACGTTTCTTTGCTAATCAACCTTCATTTAAACGACTTCGAGAGAGAGTTACAAAGGCATCGGCAAAAGGTTATCTCAAAGGATTAGACGGAAGAAGGATCTTCATAAGAAATGCACACGCTTCTTTGAATAGCTTACTACAAGGCGGTGGAGCAATCGTAATGAAGAGAGCATTAATTATGTTAGATAAAGAAGCAACTAAAAACAACTTGGATTATAAGTTTGTTGCCAATATACATGACGAGTGGCAAGTTGAAGTCAGAGAAGACCACGCTAAAGATTTTGGTTCTCTTGCAGTCAAAGCAATTGAAGATGCAGGAGATTATTATAACATGAGGTGTCCATTAGATGCCGAATATAAAGTAGGAGATGACTGGAGTGAAACACATTAAACATTGTAAGAAATGTAATACAGATAAACCTTTATCAGAATATCAAAAGTATATAAAAAATGGAATAAATATAGGACAGTCTTATTGTAGAGATTGTAGAAACAGTAGTAATACTTGGTCTGCTAAAACTAACCCCACAGCTAACCCACAAAGAATGTATGTTAACGGTAAGTATGTATCTACGTCTCATCCTTTATATAAAGCAGGAAGGTTTAAAACTTTTGAAGGCGCGGCTTTCTCAGCTTTAAAAGGATATGAAAAAACTACAGAAGGTTATGTATATATAATAGCTAATCCTTCTTTTGATGGTTGGCTCAAGATTGGAATGGCTGTTGATGCAGAAGACAGATGTAATGGTTATCAAACAAGCAGTCCACACAGAGACTATCGTTTATTGTATGCAAGAAAATTTAAAGATAGAAGAAAAGCAGAAACAAAAACCATGAACAAACTTAAAAAGATTGTTAAAGAACACAACGGAGAGTGGTTTAAGACTGATAGAGAAACTGCTCAACAAATTATAGAGGAGCTTCCGATAACACTATGAAAAAATTAAATACATTAATAGAAGACATCTACAAAGAACTTGACGGTCTTAGCAATGGCAAAGCACTAGACATATCTGAAAAAGATGCTGAAGAATTTGGCAATGCCATGAAAGATATTCTTCTTCAATGGGCTACACCTTACGAAAGAAAGAAAGAAACNTTNAGNATGTCTAATGTAGGTAAACCGAATCGTCAACTTTGGTATGACTTTAAATCAAAAGATGAACCACTACCTATGAAACCTTCAACACAGATTAAGTTTCTGTATGGACATATCTTAGAAGAAGTCGTATTGATGTTGGTTCGTTTAGCAGGACACAAAGTTGAAGGAGAACAAAAAGAAGTTAAAGTATCGGGTGTGCTTGGTCACATGGATTGTATCATAGACGGAGAAGTTGTTGATGTTAAGTCAGCTTCAGGTTTTGCTTTCCAAAAATTTAGAAATGGAACACTGCCTGAAGACGATCCTTTTGGTTACATGGCACAGCTTGCAGGTTACGAAGCAAGCGAAGGTACAAACAACGGAGGTTTCTTAGCAATCAACAAAGAAAATGGAGAACTGTCTCTTCTTATTCCATCAGAAATGGATAAACCAAACATCAAACACAGGATCGCTAAATTAAAAAGAGAATTAAAGCTTGACAATCCTCCTAGTCGGTGTTATAATCCTATATCTGACGGCAAAGCAGGGAACATGAAGCTTCCTAAACAATGTGTCTATTGCCGACATAAGTTCACATGTCATAAAGATTCAAACAACGGACAAGGTTTGAGAGTATTTAAGTACGCGAAAAACCTAGCATTTTTTACGACTGTGGTTAAACAACCAAGAGTAGAAGAGGTGACAAATGAATGGCAAAAGAGCTAAAGAAGTAAGACGTAAAGGCAGGGAGATACTGGTCCATTGGTTGCGCAGTATTATTCCTGACGAAGAAGATGCGCAACAAATCAACATAAATAATTTAGAAGAATATTTATCAGAACAAACACATGTTTATTTAAATAGAAAGTTTATGTTGAGTGCTTATTCTTTGAAATGGATCTACAAAAGAGTAAAGAGAAATCCACAATTAACTTTAGAACAATTACAACAAGACTTAATTAACGAACAAAAAGTAAAGACAGGTGGTTATGATTTTTATGGGTAAAGATGAACAGGAAGAAGAAGGAACTATGATTGCTTTAGATTTAAATACAATAGAACTAGACGAGCTTTTAATATCAATAGGTGGTGTTTTATTCTCAGGAGCAGACATAGAAGAACTAGATGAGAGACTCTTAACAAGATTAGAAGAGCTAATCAAAGCAGAACTAATTATAAGAGAGAACGATATAAGACCTCCTAAAGGAGAGGACACAATACACTGACATGAAAAGAAAACCAAGAAAGAAAAGACCAATTGAAAAAGGATTACCTAAAGGATATGATTCTAAATGGGAGTACGATCTTCACCAAGAAGAACTTCAACATTGGGAACATCACAAAGGAATCATAGAGTATTCAATTCCACATAAGTATCATCCTGATTTCATTCGTATCTTAGAAGATAAAGTTATATACTTAGAAGCAAAAGGAAGGTTCTGGGATTATGCTGAATACAATAAATACAAATGGATTAAAGAGATACTTCCAGATGATTGTGAATTAGTATTTTTATTCTCTAATCCTTCAGCACCTATGCCTAATGCAAAAATGAGAAGAGACGGCACAAAAAGAAGTCATGGTGAGTGGGCATCAAAGAATGGATTCAGATGGTACAGCACAGAGAGTTTACCTAAAGAATGGAAAGAAGAGGAGGAAAAATAATGAATTGTTGGCATTGTAATAACGAATTAATTTGGGGAGGAGATCACGACATTGAAGATGAAGACGATGAGTATTCTGTAGTTAGCAATCTTTCTTGTTATATGTGTGGATCTTTTGTAAATGTTTACTTCCCTA